CGAACATGGACAAGGTGATTTCCAGTCCAATCAAAGGCACTCATGCCTTTGGCCTCATGGCTGTGGCCCTTCTACTCTACAAACTGCGTGCAGAGATGAAGCGTCGGGGGAGCTGGCTTTATAGCCAGATCCTCATGAGGTATGATGAGGTGAACAAGGAGGAAAACGCTGCCACCAGGAGCGTGTTCTCCAGCCTCTCCACCCCCCCACTTAAGCCAGTGGGGGGCCACACCCATCCGAACAGCGCGAGCGAGCGTTCCGGAGCCGTCAAGTTCGCGACGCGCCTCGGACGCAACCTCGGGCTGTTCGTGAACCACATCCAACCGAGCCGTCATGTCGCCATGGCAGCCGACGCTGGTGTGGGCGGAACCCTTCGCTACTACTGGGCGAAGGACCTCACCGCCGCACCGGTGTCGAGCGCTATGGTCGACCTCTCCAGCGGGTATCCTCGTGCCCTCCGTGCCATCATTGACACGGACTATTACTTGGACATGCCGGAGGTTCTCCTGGACTCGCAGCCCACCTTCATCTATACCGCGTCACCCATGGACGCGGCGGGGTCGGAGGGCGAAGTGTCCTGGACGTTCAATGACGCCGCGGAGCTCGACTACACGGTGTCAGGCGGTGCCAGATACAAGCACCGCCTCTGGGACTACAACCACGATGTCATCGTGGTGCGCGGCAGGAACCGCGTCGTGTCCTACCACGTGGAGCAGCGCCAAGTCAGCGCGCACCACAAGTATGTGTTCCTCGTTCCTCTGAGCGCCTGGTCCGGCTGGCCCACCATGCTGGCCCGGACGCTCGAGGGCGCGGAGCTCGCCCGCTTCGATCCTCGCGACAACGGCTACGCCGTGTTCGACGTCGTGAAGAAGAGCGGGCGGTTCCGCACTATCGCCAAGCTTGGCACGTACGTCTGCGCCACGGTCCCAGTGGCGGCGGACGACATCGTTGCCCAGCACCCCCAAGCCACCAACTTCAAGGTGTCAGTGTACGACATTGATGCCGCCCTCGAGGTGGAGGGGTGGGGGAAGGACGCGCGCAAGCGCGCCGCGGCGATTATGGCGGCTTACCACCGCAGCAGCCTTCGGGCTCCTGTGAAGATGGTGGCCGCTGTGGAGCACATGACCGTGTATGAGGGCCTGCGGCCCGTCGGCGCGGAGGAGGGTCCCCCCGCAGTCGCCCCGTTCATGCCATCGCTGCTGGACGGGTGCTATGTCCCCGCAATGTCCAGGATCAACGAGGAGATCGCGATCGACCATCGCGTGACCCGCGTCGCGTCGAACGCCCAAGTCGACGCGTTCCTGGACCGCGTCATGACGGAGTTCATCACCATCGTACTGGGCGATGAGGTGGGCTCGTTCTATCCCTACGATGTCGACGAGGTCTCCGTGCGCCAGCCGCGCCCGAGCCAACAAGTCATCATCGAGGAGTCGACCAGCTGGTTCACGCGCGGCAAGAACATCATCAACATGATGTTGAAGCGCGAGAGCTACGAGAAGCCCTCCCCACCCCGCCCGATCTCTCAGGTCAACGGGCGGGTGAAGGTTGACTACTCCCGCTACATCTACTCGGTTGCCGACTGGATGAAGACCAAGGAGTGGTATGCCTTCGGGAAGAGCCCTAAGGACGTCGCGAAGCGCGTCGCCCTTATCTGCTCCAACTCGCAGAGCGTGATCAACACGGACTTGAGCAAGTTCGATGGCCATGTCTCACCCGTTCTGCGTGAGCTGGAGCGCCGTTTCCTCACGGCGTTCTTCAGCAAGGAGTATCGGGTCGAGGTCCTGTCACTGCACGCGGCGCAACACAACCTGTTCGCCGTTTCCCGCAACGGGGTGTGGTACAAGACTGGAACCTCTCGCGCCAGTGGGTCGCCGGAGACAGCAGCGTTCAACTCGCTCGCTAACGCCTTCATTGCATTTGTTGCATGGCGGCGTACCCGGCGCTTCACCACTTTCGTGGGAGCGGACGAGGCGTACAGCCGCCTCGGCATCTATGGCGGAGACGACGGTCTCACTGGTGATATTGACCAGGTGACCTATGTGAAGGCGGCCGAGCTTGTCGGCCAAGTCCTCACTGCGGAGACGATCAGGCGTGAAGATATCGGAGTGGAGTTCCTCTCCCGCAAGTACGGACCCCTGGTCTGGAACGGGGACACGACCTCCATCTGCGACATCGAGCGCCAGGTCGTCAAGCTCCACGTCACAGTGGCGCTGGCGGGCGTCAGCCCCGAGGAGAAGCTTGTGCAGAAATGCCGCAACTTCGTCCTCACTGACGCGAACACGCCGGTAGTTGGCCCTATTGCCAAACGTGTGATGGAGCTGTCGGGCGAGTCGCCCGACTGGGACCGGCGCTACGGCGCGTGGTTCGGACAGTATGATGAGCCCAACCAGTACCCCAATGCTACGGGGAGCTGGATGACCTTCTTCGTTCCCGAGGACTGGGATCTCGATATTCTGACCAAGTGGCTCAGCAACGCGAGTTCAGTCCATCAGCTCATCATGACGACTCCCCGGATCTGCCCTGAGCGGGCGATCCTCGAGCCGGCGTTCCCCGCGGTCATCCGCGGCGAGAGGCGCGGCCCGTCGGGGGAGCGTCCAGATGCCAAGCCCAGCCGCGACAGCGGCGCGGGCCTGGCCTGACAGTCCGACGGCCCTCCGGGGCCAGGCCCGCCGGCCAACTTGCGGGCCAACGAATTTATCACTTTGTCGTACTAAAGATGAACCAAGCAAAGAACAAGGGGAAGAAGAAGATGAACGTGAAGGCCGGGAGCGCCAACATGTCTCGTCGCGCTGCACCAGTCGCGAAAGGCTTCACTACGAGCGCCGCCCCACGGGTGGTGCGCGAGTCTGCCGATCGCGCCTTCGTGGCGAACTCGGAGTACGTCGTCGGCCTTTACGGTGCGACCGGCTTCCAGGTTCGTGAACACGGCGTGAACGCCGGCCTGAAGACGACCCAGACGGGACTCTTCAGCTGGCTCAACGAGCTGGGCCGTCGCTACGAGCACTACCGCTTCACCAAGCTGCACATCCGCTACGAGCCCGCGTGCGCCACCACGGCGACCGGGCAGGTGGGGATGTACCTCGACTACGGTGTCCTTGACCCGAAGCCAGCCAGCTGGGAGAACGCGAACGTGAACCAGGGCTTCGTCGGCGGGTCACCGTGGATGTCGCACGTGCTCAAGCTCGAGCCGAAGCGCGTCAGCCCGTCGAAGAAGCTCACGCGGTACGACCTGACGACCGGCGACGACCTCCAGCTCGCCGACGCGGCGCGTCTGTACCTGTGCGTCAACGGCCAAGTGGACGGTGCTCTCGTCGGCTACATCTACGTCGACTACGAGGTGGAGCTCTACACTCCCGAGATGAGCGGTCTCAACTCAGCTGCGATCCCGCGTGCGAGCACGTCCGAGTACCGCCCCGCGACTCCTCTGACGCTGACCTCGACGGTGGAGCGGGCGATCAACTTCGCCAACACGCCCGTGGCCCAGGAGATTGCTAAGATCGCTTCGGCGGCCTATCATAACGACTATGTCGATATCACAGGCACGTCGGGGCGCATCAAGCTCTCTCGCGGACTGTGGCGCATGCGCGTCATCGCGTTCCTCAAGAACGCGAGCGACCTGACCACGTCTCTGGCGTTGGCGGTCAAGACGTACGTGTCCACGACCGGCAGCCACACGGAGGTGGAGGCCGCGCTCGACCAGACCGGTTCGGGCGCCCACAACACTCTTGAGACCTATCGCGCGTCGATCCACTCGACGGCGACACCGTCGACCGGGGACATCCCGACCATCGGTGAGTGGTTCGTCTACTCAGACGGATTCACTTGGTACGGAGTGTACGCCACCGCCGTGTTCGCCCCGAGCACCACTACCATCGAGACCAACACTCGCCTTTTCGTCGCGCCGGCTAACTAGGAGAGCCATACCTAGAACCGGAGACGCCCTCGAGCGAGCTTCCGCGTGGGCGCAGCTAATCTGCATTGGCCTTGAAGCCATCCAGACAGTTGTGTCCTTCCTACGGAAGCGTCTCAGCCCCAAACGAACAACAACATCAGAACCTAACTTTGCTAGTCCCCATGTCGAGCCCGACGACCTCGATGCGGACAACCAAGTCTAAACTACTCGGTATCATATTCGAATCCGAGCGTAGCATCTAGCCGCTACACGTGATAGTGGCGGCCTAGACCTAACGTGTGCTTTTGAGAGCACCGGTAGGTCTTGGG